TCTCAAAAGAAGCTTATACCGCAACTTTTGAAATGCTTGCTCAATATCTTGAAGATTTTAATTCTGCGACTGGCAACGCTTTTGTTATGTCAACTTCAAGAACCGCTGGCGATAATGAAACTATTGCTGAATTTAAACGTATCGTTAACACTGCAGTAAGACGTGATGCTTACGACGACACTACTGATATTGATACAACTAAGCTTGAAATGTTGAATAAGGTCGGTGTCAAGATCGGTGGTCGTACAGACGAAATATTGTTTTCATCTAACCAATTTAACTGGCTACAACAGAATCCAGCTCTTGCAGAGTCAATTATATCTAAACAGCTTGCAGAAGCTATGTTTCAAGATATGGTTAACACTGCTATTACTTGCGCAAAGACAGCAATGGTTGCTCAAGGTTCTGTTGGTTATACAATTCCAGCAAGCGGAACAATGACAAGGGCTGGTTTGTTAAATGGTTCGAAAATATTTGGTGATCGTGCTCAAGATATTAAAGTCTGGGTTATGCACTCAACACCAAAATTTGCTGTTGATGCTGAGAATATAGCGAACAGTGCGAACTTGTTCACTCTTGGCGATGTTAAGGTTCAAGAAGATGGTTTCGGTCGTCGTTTTGTTGTTACTGACTCACCTTCTTTATACTCAGGTTCTCCATCTGATTTCTATACTCTTGGTCTTACAGAAGGTGCGATTGTCGTATCAGATGAAGGAACTTTCCAAGATAATATGGTCAAGGAAAACGGCAAAGAAAACATTCAATCTTCTTATCAAGCGCAATGGGATTTCTTAATGAAAATTAAGGGTTACAGTTTTAGCACTTCTGTTAAGTCTCCAACAGATGCCGAACTTGCTACTGGTGGTAATTGGACTGAATACTTTGCAAGTCTCAAACATTCAGCTGGTGTTTACGTCAAATCAAGATAAGACGTATAAATAAGAGAGGGGCAAAACTGCCCCTTTCTTTTTCATTTAAAAATTAACATTTAAAAATATAAGGGATTAGATAATGATTATTGTTTACAATAGTGATTTAGGAAACGCAAAAAAACAAGCAAAACAATACAAAAACGCTTCATTTTTAGACGAAAACTTTTTTGATGGTAGATGTAAAAAAGGTTTAAAAGTTGTTCTTTGTTATGATGTTCAAAAACCTGAAAGATTTAAAGGCTTTGATATTGTTAACACGACTATAAAAGAAACACCAAAGCAACCAGCCAAGAAAAAAGAAGGTGTTAAAATTCTTGTTGATCCAGATCTTGAAAAACTAAAATCAGGTCATAAGTTTTGCAAATTTTGTGGTAAAGAATTTAAACCAACAAATAGCTTACAGCTTTACTGTAGTAAAAAATGCAAAGATGATAATGCTGATATGAGAAAAGCAAGTAAAAAGAAAGCAAAATAAAAAAGCAATGTGCAAAAAAGGCACAATGCAAAATTAAAGGTTAGTTAGTTATGACTATAATCGTTGAAGATGGAACTATTATTGCAAACGCAAACTCTTATGTAAGTCGTGCTGATTGTATTGCTTACCATGATTTAAGAGGTAATACTTTTAGTAGTTCTCCAGCTGATTTGATGGATGATGCAATAATTCGGGGCACTCAATATATTGATAATTTTTATAGAGGTCGTTTCGGTGGTCGTAAAGTTGAAAGAACACAAACTTTACAATGGCCCCGATATGGTGCTGAAGATGAAGATAACTTCACAATAACATCTGACGAAATACCTGTTGAAGTTATTCAGGCAACTTGTGAAGCTTCATTGCTTGAGCTTACAACGCCAAACTCATTAATGCCTGTTCAAAATGGTGGACAACGTGTTACTTCTGAAAGTGCTTCAGCTGGTCCAGTTTCATCTTCAAAGACTTATTCAGATATGCCAGAAACAAGAAAAACCATAACGATAATAAATGGCTTGCTTGCTGGTCTGACAGATTCAATTTATAGCGGTAGGACTTTTAGATCATGAGTACAACAGTAGTTCTTATTGCAAAACAAGCTTTTGATGATGTTGATTCTGCAATTTCTGGTGTGGTTAAAGATGCTACATTAACAAAAGAAACAACCTCATATAATGAGACTACAGGCGCAACAACAACAACTGGCATAGATTATTCATGTCGTGTCGTGTTTGGCAACAGGTCAGCAATTAAAGACTTCTTTGATAGCTCTGAAGTTGGCGAAGGTGATCGCCTTGTTTACATCCAAGCTTTAGCTGTTCAAGCAAAGAAAGCAGATAAACTTGTTTCTGGGGATCTATCTCTTGAAATAACAAAGACATTGAATGTTGCTGAAGCTGACGGTTTTTATATTGTGGTGGCAAAATGACTTCTAATATTGACGAGTTTAATATCTCTCTAAAAAAGGGAATGAAACAAACAATCAAGCAAGCTGAAAGAGACATTAAGAAAGTTGCTTTTTCAATCTTTTCTAGTGTTGTTAAAATGTCTCCTGTTGATACTGGTCGTTTTCGTGGAAACTGGCAAGTAGGTATAATTAGACCTGAATCAGTCAGTTTGAATATTAAAGATCCTAGTGGTGGCGCAACATTAGCAAAAGGCTTTTCTGAAATAGCATCTTCAACGCTTGGCGATGCAATCTTCATTAATAACAATTTACCGTATGCAAGACGTTTAGAAGATGGTTATTCTGGGCAAGCACCTCAAGGAATGGTTGCTATTACTCTTACAAACGTTAGAACTTCTTTTGAGGCTAAAAAATTATGAGTACAGATTTCAAACAAGAAACAATCGACATAATTAAATATTTTCAGGATAACTGGACATATACAGATTTGGCACTTCCTAATATTCCTTTTGAAATTGACGAAAAAGAAGAATGGTCAAGTATTGAGTTTATAACAGGCGATATGATTCGAATCTCAATGGGTGCGCCTGAAGATAATACAAATCGTCATACAAGCGTTATAAGAATAAAGGTTTATGTTAAGCAAAAAACAGGCGTTGCTCGTCTTAATGAATTGGTTGATTTTGCAATTAATTTGCTTTCATGGGTGGTTTTAGGTAACATTAAAACAAGAAACGCTCAACCTCGTTCGGGTGGAACAGTCGGACAGTTTGAACAAATGATAATAGATGTCGGCTATACAGTCGACTATAATTTTTAGGAGAAAATATCATGTCTTTTATAGATGCTAGTACCACTCAACTTGCTTTAGTTGCTGAAACTACAGAAGGAATTACACCAACAAGCCCTGTTTATCAAAAAACAAGATATACTGGCGATCTTCCTCAATACGAAAAAACAACAATTACAAGTGATGAAATACGACCAGACAGAAACATTGCTGACAATAGCGAAGTTGCAAGAAAAGGTGTCGGGGGTTTTAACTTTGAATTTTCTCAAGAAACTTTTGATGCTTTGCTTCAATCTGCTTTAGGTGGAACATGGGCTACAAATACCTTAAAAAATGGAACAGACAGACACGCTTTTTCTATTGAACAAAAATTCTTAGCTGGTGCTTTGAATAAATATGTTCGTCAAAGAGGAATGCTTGTAAATACAATGTCTCTTGACATAACAGCGCAACAGATTGTAACAGGCAACTTTGATTTCTTAGGTCAAGGCGGTTCTGCTTCAGATAGTGCGGTTGCTGGTGCTACTTATCTTGATGCAACAACAACAGCTGTTTTGAATGCTGGTTCTTCTTTTGCATCATTAACAATTTCTGGTGTATCTCCAAGTCCAACAATCATGTCTTTATCAATGAGTATGACAAATAATTTACGAGAACAAGCCGAAGTCGGAGAGATTGATCTTGCTGGCATTGGTGTTGGTCGTTTTGAGCTTACAGGCTCAATGTCTGCATACTTTGAAGATCTATCATTATATAATGCTTTCTTGGATCATGATGATATTGCTCTTGCGTTTGTTATTGGCGACACTAACGGCAAATATTACAGGTTCACTATTCCTAAAATCAAGCTATCTAGTAACAAGATTGAGAATGCTGGCAACAATCAAGATGTTATGCTGAATCTTGACTATACAGCTTTATTTTCTGAAGATGGATCGCCAGCTTATGATTGCACTTTACAAATAGAAAGGTTGGTAACTGTATAATGACAAATTTATATGAAATGTATTCAACAAATAAAGAAGCTGAGAAAAACGGAACGCCTCTTGTTTATGGTCCTGTAACTATTTATGCAAAACGTGCGGGCGGTTCAAATCGTGAATATGCAAGTTGTTTAGCTGAAAAAACAAAATTGTTGCATACTACTAAAACAGAGATAACCGCAGAAGATGCAGACCAACTGCTTGCTGAAGTTTATGCTGAAACAATCATTGTCGGATGGGATAACCTAACCAACAAGGCTGGCGAAGTAATCGAATACAATAAAACAAACTGTATAAAATTGCTTCTTGATTTGCCTGATTTTGCAACTAAACTTCAATATCATGTTCAAAACTTTAAAACATTCCAAGTTGAGGATGATATAAAAAACTAATTGACTTCTTGATCTGGTCGTCTAAGTGGGGCGACAAGATAGACTGGCTTGAGGGTTTGGCACAAGAAGGAACAATTCTAAAACCTTATAGAGAAAAGCCAGTATTAAAACCCTATCTGGCTTTTTATTGGCAAGCATTTAATGAGTTAGTGAAAGAAAATGGTATAAATTTTACTGACATGAAAGCATATATTGAGCTTTTTAATATTAAAGACAAAGACTTTTTTGTAACAGTAATAAAAGCTTTAGAATTTGAATGGGTGAGGTTAAAAAATGTCTGACTATAATTTACAAATAGGAATTAACGCAAACAAAGCCGTATCTGGTGCGAACAAAGCAACTCAATCAGCTGATAAGGTCACTAAGTCTTTTACAAAAGCCTCTGGTGCTGTTAACAAACAAGAAAACTCATTGAATAGACTTCAATCAGCTTACCTTGCTGTTGGCAAAGTTATGGGTGTTTATTTCACTGGTAAAATTCTTGTTGGTATGGTTAGAGGGCTTACTCAAGTTAATGACATGCTTGCGAAAAAATCTCAACAACTAGGCATAACAACTGAAGATTTATCTGTCTTGTCTTATCAAGCCGAGTTGGCTGGTGCGAACTTTGAAACTTCAGTACTTGCGGTTCAAATGCTTTCAAGAAGTATGTTCCAAGCATCAAAAGGAATTAGTGAGCAATCAAGAGCTTTTGAATCTATGGGTATTACTGTCAGAGAACAAGACGGAAGCTTAAGAAATAGCCAAGAGGTCATGCTTGATATTGCTGACGCTTTTTCTAAAATGAGAGATGGCGCTGGAAAAACAGCCGTTTCCATGGTTTTATTTGGTCGTGGTGGTTCAACAATGATTCCTATGCTTAATGAGGGGCGTAAAGGTCTTGAAGCTACAGCAGAAGATGCAAAGAATCTTGGGATTGTTTTAGATACTGATTTGTCAAAAGGTGCTGAAATTCTAAACGATAATATTTTTAGAGTGATTGAATCAGGAACAGCATTTAAAAACATTCTGGCAAATGATTTAGTTCCTTCAATTAATGTTTTTACTGAGAGTATGATTCAAGGTGGTGATTCTTTAGAAAGAATGAAAGCAGCTAGTGAGGTTGCTGGAATAGCTTTAAATTCAATATTAACTGTTTTTCATGCTGTTAAAGCAACTATTAACGAGGCTTTAACTTCTGTTGAATCTTTTTCTGGTGCTATGGTTGCAATTGGTCGTGGCGAGTTTTCTATGGCTGTTGATATAATAAAAGAAGAGTTTGCTGAAATAGGAGAAACAAACGAACAACTCAATAAAGATGTGAGTGATACCTGGACCGCAACAACAGAAAAAATGGTTGCAGATGCAAATAAATTAAAAACAAATATGAAAACTGGTGACATAGAACTTCCAACAGCAAAAGCAACTGAAGATATAGATAAATTTTTTAATCATGTTGAAGATGGTTCTGAATCAATGAGTAATAAAATTCTTGAAGGAATACAGAATTTTGATGATTCTTTTTCAGGAACTTTAAACGATATGGTTTGGAGCGCTGATCGATCCTTTGGAAACGTTCTTGAATCATTCGGCAAGATGTTAACTAAGATGATTATTCAAGCAACTATAGCACAACCTATTTTGCAAGCTGTAACTGGTTTTGCTGGTAGCTTCATGCCTGAAAATATGTCTGGTCAATCTTCAACACCAATGGGAACAACTGCAAGCGGTGCTAGTGTTCCATTGCCTCCTGTAAGACCTCATGCAAATGGTGGTTTAATAACTGAGCCTGTCATGGGTAGGGGAACAAGATCTGGTTCGCCTTATATCTTTGCTGAAAATGGAATTGAAAGAATATCGCCAGTTTCAGGCGGTGGCGGTGGTGGTGGTTCTGTTCAAGTAAATATCAGCAACGAAAGCGGTCAAGATGTTAAAGCAACAAGTTCAACAGCAAGCAATTCTGGCGCTGGCGATATGGTTATAAATATAGTTTTAGATGCAATTCAAAATAATAAAGGTGGATTGCGTGAAGTGATCGGTGGTGCATAATGACAGATTTTCCAACAATTCAAAAACCAAAATATAACGGTCTTGAAGGACGTGTGATTAAAAAACAAGTCCGTAATGAAACAGAAGCAAATTACGTTATATCAAGAAGGCGATCTTTACGCTCTCGGGGTGCATGGAATCTTCAATGGGATAGTTTACCAGAAATAGATTATCAAACGCTTATAACCTTCTTTGAAGCTAATCAAGGTAGTAATTTTAACTGGATTCATCCTGTAACATCTGTTGTTTATGATGTTCGTTTTATTGGTGATGAAATAACAGATAACATCCCTCATTTTGAGGGGCGTTCTTGTCAAGTTTCAATAGATGAGGTTTAAAAAATGCCAGCTACAATTTCAACAATCGCAATGCAAGAGAAAAATAAGATTGCAACAACATCTGTTTTCTTTACAGCAATAGAAATAACAATTCCTTCATTAACTGAAACTGTTAAGATCCATGATGCTGACGAGAATATCACTTGGAAGGGTTCAACGTGGCAACCTTTCCCAGTTCAAATTGACGAGATTATCGAGAAAATTGGAGAAGTGCCAAGGCTTAATTTAAAAGTTTCAAACGTCAACAGAGTCTTTGAAAAATATCTTCAAGATTATGATCTGTACTGCAAAACAAACGGTTATCAAGCTATAACAATAAATCTTTATGTATTAAACAGTTTGAACCTTGCAGATGATACGCCAGAAGCTGAGTACGAGTTTAATCTT